TCGAGTGATATTACAAAGTATAATCGTCTGAGAGATGAATTATGGGTCAGAGTTAGAGATAATTGTCTCCTTGGAAAATACTCGTTTCCAAATACTAAGGTTGAAGGTGAAACTGAGACACTTGGAGAGCAACTTGCAAGTGAATTAGCAACTGTCAGATATACCTTCAATGCTCATGGTGGATATATAATAGAACGTAAGAAGGATTTAAAGGCTCGTGGTATTCCTTCTCCGAATATTGCTGATGCTCTTGGATTAACTGAGTATTTTCATAATGATGCGACAAGAGTTTTCCCAAAAGAAAAGGAAGAGGAAGTTCCTGCAAGAAACTATAGGAATGAGGGTACTGGGTCTACTGCTTGGATGGGCAATTAAGATGGGTTTTGAGCACATTGAACATCTTGAATACCGAGAAGCAGGAAATATTCTGACAGTCACTTTTAGAGGAGGGACTGTGTGGGATTATCATCCAGTAAATCCGGAGATCTACGCAGAGATTATTCGAGCAGATAGTCTGCATCGAGCTGTTAATAGACTGATTCGAGATGGTAAAACTGTTGGGATTAAGAGAAATGTGGGGCACTAATGAGATCACCATCAGAGAAAGATAAAAAGATTCTTAAGGAAGCTCATGATCGTCTTCGAAAGGCAATAGACGAAGATAATGAGAATCGTCAAGCGGCAAAAGAAGATTTAGAGTTCATTGCTGTAGAAGGTAAGCAGTGGCCAGAGGCTATTAGAGTTGAACGAGAATCGGAAGGAAGGCCTTGTATTACTGTTAACAAGATGCCAGTCTATATTGATCAGGTGGTTGGTGATCAGCGGATGAATAGGCCTTCAATAAAAGTTATTCCTGTTGATTCTAAGGCAGATAGTAAGGTAGCCACTATTCTTGGTGGGTGGATTAAGCATACTCAGCAGATTTCTAAGTCAGATATTGCCATAGATCATGGGTTTGAGCATGCGGTTGCTTGTGGTTATGGTGCTTGGAGAGTAATTACTAAGTATACTTCTGACAGTGCATTTGAACAGGAAGCTTATATTGAGAAAATTGATAACGCTCTGTCAGTGTTTTGGGGTAAGCATAGTGAGTATGACTGCTCTGATGCTTTGTACTGTTTTATTATTACTGATATGGATAAGGAAGAGTACAAGGAAAAGTACAAGGTTGATCCTATGCCATTTAATGCTGCCAGCGATCAGTATGTAGAAGGTTGGGCAACAAAGGATACAGTTCGTGTTGCTGAGTATTTTGTCAAAGAGTCATTTGAAAAGACTATTTATCTTCTTGAAGATAACAAGGCTGTAGATAAGTTAGAAGAAGGACAGGTTCCTATTCGTACTAGAAAGGTGCAGAGTTATAAAGTTGTATGGTATCTGCTCTCTGGAGATAGGATTCTTGATTCAAGAGAGTGGCTTGGAAAGAAATACATTCCAGTTATTCCTGTTTGGGGTAAGGAAATAAATGTTGCTGGTAAGAGATATATTCGTGGCTTAATTAGAAATGCTAAAGACTCTCAAAGAATGTATAACTACTGGAATTCTTTAGACACAGAAATTATAGCATTACAACCTAAGGTTCCTTATCTTCTTACTGCTGCGCAGGTTAAAGGACATGAATCTCATTGGAAGCAATCGCACAAGAAGAACTATCCGTATCTATTAGTTAATGCGGATAAAGATGCTCCAGGATGGCCTCATAGAGAAGCACCTCCACAAGCTTCTAGTGCTTTAGTAGAAAAACTTAGAGAAACAGATCAAGAAATGCGAGATACTGTTGGTCTGCAAAGAGCTTCTCTTGGCATGCAGAGTAATGAAAGAAGTGGAGTTGCAATTCAAGAAAGAAAGAAGGAAGGTGATGTTGGAACATTTGCCTTTATAGATAATCTTTCTAGATCATTAGAACACACTGGAAGAGTTCTTGTTGATATAGCTCCAGCTCTTCTTGATACTGAACGAATTATTAGGCTTGGACTGGTTAACGGAGAGTATGAGTTTACTCAGATTAACGTAGAATCATCTGAAGGAAATGTTTTAAATGATCTTTCTGTTGGAACTTATGATGTAGTAGTTACTGTTGGTCCAAGTTTTACAACTCAACGAACAGAGGCAAATCAGTCTATGAGAGAGTTTATTCAGTATTATCCAAATGCTGCTCCACTTATTGGTGACTTGTATGCTAAGTCTATGGATTGGCCAGGAGCAGAAGAAGTTTCGCAGCGTCTTGAATTTCTCCTTCCTCCAGAAATCAAGGCAAAGAAGGCTGCGGACGCAGCGGCTAAAGCGGGTGAGACAGCTCCGCCTCCGGCTGAACCACCCGTGCCGCCTCCTAATCCCGCAGAAGAAGTTAATCTTGAGCAGGAGAAAGTTAGTTTAGAGAAATTAAAAATTCAGACTGCTCAGGAACAAGAAAAACTTAAAGGTATGCAATTAGATAACGTTATAAAAGAGAAAGAGTTTTCGCAGTTAAATACGACTGAGAATATTCTTCCTAAGAAAGAGGAAGAGTCTATTAAATCTACTGAGCCAACACAAAGTAAAAGTGATAATGATGCAGCAACACAACTCTGGTTAAAAGAACATTCAGCTGAGATAGGAGGCACAGATGCCAGCAGTATCTAAAGCTCAACAAAGACTTATGGCTATCGCTGAGCATGATCCTGATAAGGTGTTTCAGAAGAATATGGGAGTGCTTAAGATGAAGAAGAAATCGTTGCGTGATTTTACTACAATAGATTATAAAGGTTTACCAAAGAAAGCACCAAACAATGCTCTGCGAGCTCTTATGCAGGGTAAAGGCTTAGACAAGCTTGCGAAGCGGAGGAATATGTAATGGAACTTATAGATATGAAACTTTCTAAGAAGACTGAGAAAGAAATGAAGGAAGATTGTAAGCCTTGTAAGCTTTCTAGCGAGCAAGATCGCTGGCCTTATGGACTTCAACTGCGTTTTGAGACTGAACAGGTTGAGAAGTTACCTAAGTTGAAGGACTTCAAAGTTGGAGATAAGGTAATTGTTCTTGGAGAAGCAACTATTACTGAAGTCAGACAGTCAGAGACTCAGAGCACAAGTGAGAAGAAAAAGACAAACTATACAGTCGAACTACAAATGGAGCAGGTTTCTGTTGAACCAAAGGAAATGAAGCCTCTTGAGAAGATGTCTCCAAAAGAGTATAGGAAGGCTCGAGAGAGTAAGTAGTTTAATGTAGTATAACGCTCAAGTTGAGGAGACTTGCGATATGTTAAGAACATTGGAGGAAATTAAGCAGGCAGAGTTGTCTACGACTGGAGTTATTAATGGAGTTGATAATCCGAATATACTGTCTGTAGATTCGACAGAGCCAGTTAAGACTGATGTAGACGAACTTACAGGTGAAGAAGAGATTGTCGAAGATGAAGACAAGAAAGCCAAACCTGCTATAAAGGAGGAGAAGTTAAGTGTTGTTCCTAAGCCTGTTAGTGAAAAACCTACTGGTGAGAAATCCATTGACGAGAAAAAGACTGAAGACGATAAAGATCCCGTTGAAAAGCGAATTGGAAGGCTCACCAAGAAATGGCGCGCAACAGAGCGTGAACGAGACTTTGAAAGAACTAAACGGCTCGCAGTAGAGGTCGAACTGAAGAAGTTGAAGGCCTCTATTCCAGATACTGAGAGACCTAAGAAAGAGGACTTCGAAGATGATGAAGCATTTCTTGAAGCTCTTACAGACTGGAAAGTTGAGAGTAAGTTAAAAGCTCAGCAGGCTGAGAGTACCAAGAAGACAGACGAAGTAGATGAGAAGCAAGCTGCAGAAGAAGTTGAGCAAGAGCTCATCGAGGTTGCTGATAGAGGACGCGATAAGTATGATGATTATGACGCACTCGTCTTCCATAAGGATCTCGTAATTAATCAGGGAATGGTGGAAGCTATTCTCGAATCAGATGTTGCAGAAGAAATTTTCTACTATCTTGGGAAGAACCCGGACGAAGCTGCTGAAATTGGTGAGATGTCAGTTGTAAAAGCTGCGAAGGAAATCGGAAAGATAGAGGTGAAGTTGGTTGCTGAGATGCCTAAGCCCAGCGTAGCAAGTGATGGCGGTGATGAGAATCCTGATAACATCGCACAACCAGTTCCACCAGCGAAGAAGAAAACAACCAAGACGCCAGAACCAATCACTCCTGTGAAGGCTACAGGTGCGATAGAGAAAGACCCACTTAAGATGTCTCCGAAGGAGTATCGGGCTTGGCGTGAAGCAGGTAATAGTTAAGGAGATTTAAAATGGCTTCAAGTAATACTTTACTTACCCCTACGATCATTGCTAAGGAAGCGTTGATGATGCTGATCAATAACCTGGCAATGGCGAAGCATGTTCATACGGCTTATAAGAATGAGTTTGTCAAGGTCGGGCAGACTATTACTATTCGTAAGCCAAATAAGTTTCGAGCTACAAAGACTCAGGCACGAAGTAACTCGAATATTTCTGAACCATCGACCAGCATTGCCATGTCAACTCAGGCACACGTTTCCTGGGCATTCAGTTCTGTCGATTTGACGACAACTATCGAGGACTACAGCAAGCGGTATATTAATCCCGCAACTGCAGCTCTTGGAAACCAGGTTGATGCAGATCTCTGCGGTCTGTATACTGACGTTTTTAACTACGCAGGAACTCCAGGAACTACACCATCGACGTTTAAGGCTCTTGGTGATGCTCAGACAATCCTGGACAACGAAGCAGCTCCTCAGGAAGGCCGAGTTGGAATTCTTAATCCGGCTGCAAACTGGGCATTGGCTGATGGGTTGAAAGGTACATTTTCGCCGCAGGTTGCCAAGGACATTATCACCAAAGGTTATCTTGGAACGATTGCAAATCTGAGTCTTTACATGGATCAGAATATTGCGCGTCATACAACTGGTGCGTTTACTGCTGGTGCAACTCCTCTTATGAACGGAGCTACAGTTACTGGTGCAGCCGCATTTGTGACCAATGGCTGGAGTGGATCGAATACAGTAAAGAAAGGTGATATCTTTACTGTTGGGGCAACTAACCAGGTTAACCCGATGTCGGGTGTGAGTACTGGTGTGCTTCATAACTGGGCTGTGACTGCTGATAACGCAGATACTGGCGCAGATATGACTCTCGCTATTACTCCATCGGTTGTCTATGGAGCAACTAATGCTCAGAGTAATGTGGATGCGCTGCCACTTACTACCGCTGCACTTGCGTTTGTTGGAACAGAAAGTTCTGTGTATCCTCAGAATTTAATCTTCCATCCAAACGCGTTTGCTTTGGTTACAGTTCCTATTGAGATGCCGGCGAATGTCTGGGGCGCACGAGAGACTGATCAGGATGCTGGTATCAGTATTCGTGTCGTGAAGCAGTATGACATTGACGCTGATGAAGAGATTATCCGTCTTGATATTCTCTATGGTGTTAAGACACTCTATCCAGAACTTGCGGTTCGGCTCTGGGGTTAACCTCACCAACTACTCCTTAGTATTTAACGTACTAAGGAGTAGACTAAGGAGAATAATTATGTGGAGAGATAGAATATTTGAAGGAGATGCAGAAGAAATTAGTGCTGGTGGTGGACTAATCTTTGTTGCTTCTACAGGAGATGATAGTAAAGGTAAAGGTACAGTACTTGAACCATTTGCAAGTTTAACAAAAGCTAAAACTCTCGTTTCTGCTTCAAGAAAGATTATTGCACTTAGAGGTGGAGATTATAATGAGTCTTTTGTTTGGCCAAATTTAACTGGGGTGAAAATTGCTTGTATTGATGGGAATGGCCTTGCAGTTGTTCGCAGTATAGCAGGTAGTGTTATTTCAGTTAATCCTGCTGCAGCATCTGCAACTTGGGAGATGACTCTTAAAGGAGTTGTCCTTAAGCATCGTACTGGTCAAGTTGGCTTGCAAGTAGATAATGCGTATGTAACTAAAAGAATAAACCTGTATCTGCAGAATATTGGAACTGAGCAGGAAGGTACAGGTAGTTCTATTGACGTTAATAGAACTGGAGCAGCCACAGATGCAATTAGAATTTATGCTGATGGTAACGGTGAAGTTATTGAGGGTCTTGTCGATTATATTACAGAGTTAACTGACGATAGAGTAAGGTTTAGAGGCTATCGCCTTGTTGGAGGACTTACAGTAACTGGAGCTGTTGCGTGTGAAGTTACTCTGATTGAGTGTGGTATGAAGACAAGTGGTCTTACAGTTGATGGAGCAAACAAACTTACAAATGTTGGCTGTTGGTATGAGACAGATGCAAATCCGAATGTCTATACTAACTTTGCTAATGCGTTTGCAACTTAGTATGTTAACTCAGTGGAGTATGCTATACTTCACTGAGTTAAACTTATGAGGAGGAAGAAATGGCTTCAAAGAATCAGTTGTTGGGATCAGGTAAAATCGAGGTAGACGAGGAAACTGGAAAAGTTACAGTTGTGCAGTTTCCTAGTTTAGGATTGCCTGCTTGGAGATACCATAAAAACTGTCCAAGTGGCATAGTTGTTAAAACTGAAGTTGAACTTGCCAGACTTGAAGTAGAAGGTGGTTGGGTGGATCATCCTGGTAAGGTATCTCTTCTGCCTGGCCATGAGAATATGTACGAAGGAGAAGTAGGCAATTAGTAAGTTAAATAGTCAATAATTGACCTTTCTTGAAGGAGTATAAGATGGTAAATGTTACTGAATCAAACGGTTTGTTAGCGGCAGGAAGTGTTATACTATCTCCACTCCCGTGTTTATTGACTGGTTTTCTTCTTATTACGGATGGAACTAATCCAGTTACTATTACTCTATATGATAGTAAAGATAACTCTGGAGAAGTTCTGGCTAAGTACGTTGTTCCCGGTGCAGTAGGTGGAATAGTTGTTATGTTTCCAGTTCCTGTTAGAGCTAAAATTGCTTTATATGCTGTTTTATCAGGCACTAATGGTGGTGCAGTTGTTTACTCAACACCAGAATAAGGATAAGAGAAATGCTAGTATCTGAGTTGTTAAGTTCAAGTCTTCGGAAGATCGGTGCGTTAAGTAGTGGAGAGACAATCGAGACTACTCGACAAGCTGAAGCACTATCGGCTCTTCAGAGTATGTTGAGATCTTGGGGAGCACTGAGCGTTAACGTCTTTGCGTCGATCAAGGAGAATATTACACTCACACCGAATAAGTCCTTATATACTTGGGGGACTGGCGGGGATATAAATACTACCCGACCAAACCAAGTTCTCGGAGCGTATGTTCTCGAAGGCAGTGGAGCAACAGGAGTAACACATCCTGTTGATATTATCTCAGAGGGAAAGTACAGATCAATTTCGATTAAGGAAACGACATCGAGACCATTTGCTCTGTTCTTTCATCCTTCGTTTCCACTGTCTGAACTCTATCTTTATCCTGTTCCAAATACTGCTGAGGGTCTTTACCTTGACAGTTTTAAACCTTTCGTTGAGACAGGATCGTTTGGACTGACAACTGACACGCTTGTGTTTCCTTCGTACTATGAAGAGCCGTTAATATATAACTTAGCAATTAGATTAGCTCCAGAGTATGGAAAGGCAGTATCTGCTGAAGTAGCGTTGATAGCTAAGTCTTCGTATGGAGATATGGTTATACTTAACGCGGCGAATCAGGTTGAGGAGTTATATATCTTAACTCCAGCAAGTTCACCGTACGGCGCACGTTACAGCATTAACTCAGACTCGTATCATTAACTTGTTGGTCAAAAATTGACCTTTCTGGAAAGAGGAGGTTTCAGTGATTACAGAAGAAGAAAAGAATGAGATAATTAATGCAGCAGTTGAAAGAACATTGTTAGCTATCCCGGAGGTTGTAGGAAATTTAATGGCTAACCACGCCGCATTGCATAAGATTAATACAGAGTTTTATAAAGCACATCCAGAGTTTGCTGGAAGGAAAGACATCGTTCAGTCTGTTGTTGAGATGATTGAAGGTAAGAATCCAACAATGAAGTATGAGGATATGCTGGTAAAAGCCGTTCCTGAGATTCAGCGAAGACTTGTTATTGTTCAAGATGTTAATACTACTACCATACCAACAAAGATCGAACGAGACTTTGGTCTTGTTGACCTGAGTCAGAATGGGAAATTATAATGCCTGGAGAGTTCACTTTTACGATTACTGCCGATCAGTTGTCACGAGGTTTACGCCCATCGAAGCGTATGCCTCGAGACAGCAAGTACCTTGTAGAATCCAAGGGCGCACTTGGTCGTGACGGAGTTCTTGTAGCAATTGATGAGCTGACGAGACTTGACACAAGTGTAATTAATGAGTTGTTTCCGTATCCACAGATCTTTGTCTTCACGAACTTTATTCTTGTTTGTGGTGAGACTAAGATATATGAGTACTCTGGTGGAGTTCTTACTCTAGTCTTTACTGCTTCTGCTAAAGGATCTACCTGGACTGCAGTAGACTTTTACAATTATCTCTATATGAGTAATGGTAAGGTTGCAGTAGTTAAAGACCCTGATACAGGTGTGTATAGTGAGACGTTACTTCTACCAACAGCAGTGAGTATACTTAACTTTAATGGACAGGTTATTCTTGGTTCGCCTAATACATCTCCTTGGAAGGTCTTTCCTTCTAATAAGCAAGATCCTTTTGTAGTTACTTTAGAGATGGGTGGTATGTGGGGAGAACCAAATAAGAGAATACAGACTGCGATCTGGCCTAAGAGAGTTATTACTTACTCAAGAATGGAAAACAGAAATCTTTATAGGCAGATATAATGACTGACTGGAAAACATATAAGGGACAGTATCCTTGGCCTCTTGTTCCTGTTGTTGATAAGACTTCATACAACGAAGGAAATAAGATTTCAACCTCTACTGATCCTACTTGGAAGGTAAATGATAATCTTGGGCATACACCTATAACTACTATACACGAGCCTTGCAGTTACTGGCCAAAGATGTCAGTACCGATTCTTAATCCAAGAGCGTATACTTATATTACTGCTCTGTTTAATGATACTCCTTATCCAGTTGCAAGAGTAAACTACTATACTTCTGTGCTTGATCCAACTTTTGCGTCTGTCCCAGATGAAGCTACTACTTCTGGAGCATTTCCACAAGTATATAATGGAAAGTTATATGTTTGGAATAAGAGTATTACTCGAAGTACATTTACTGTGTGGGAGGTAGACTTAGAACTTAAGGTAGTTACAAGGTACATTGATCTTACTCCACCAGATGAATTAAACTCTCCCGGTCCTGGATGTCTTGTAGGTAATATGCTTTATGTTACTTGCTCTTGTGATTCTGTTGCTGGTCCTAACTTCAGGATGAGGATCTATGAGATAGACCTCAGTACATTTACTGCGACTGGAAGAAACGTAGGTATTGCATTTTCTTATGGAAGTCTTCTTGGTATACGAGTAACAGGAAACTTTATCTTCTTGGTTACATGGACTTATGTTGTAGTCTTTAGTCTTGCTTCATTTACTTATTTAAGTAGTTACATGTTTACAGGAGCAAGTGATGGCTACTGCGCTGCTTTTAATAACGAGAAGACTGAGTGTGTTATTGCTCGTAATAACTATACTCCATGTCTGATGAAAGTATCATTGACTAATCCTCCTGTTCTTTTAGGAACGCAGAATACATCTTGGTTACCTAATAGTAATGTTATGAGTATGGCAACAGACATAAATAACAATGTTTATGTTAGTGATAAGTTTAATCTAAAGCTTTATAAGTTTAACTTAACTGCTTTTGATACTGCAGTACTTTATGATTATTTGAGTACTGGTACAGCCTTTACAGGACTGGTATGCGCAGGAGAAGATCTCTGGTGTATAAATAACTATACCTGGATTAATGTCTATAGAAAGATAGTTAGGATTAAACTGGCAACGATGGCAGTAGATCATATCATTAATATACCATCTTCACCATATAGTAATTCAATTCACAGTGTAGTTATATACTAATTTAATTAATGGAGGTACAAAATGTCAAGTACAGTAGCTAATAAGTTGAAGTTTCTTCTTGCGAGTAAAGCTATCGACTTCGCAAACGACTCGTTTAAGATTATCTTGATGGCATCAGGATTTGTATTTAATCTAGATACACATCATGCTTATGCTGACGTGTCTGCAAGTGAGCTCGCAACAGGTTATGGTTATACTCGGAATACGAAAACACTGTCAAGTGTTCTTGTTACTGAGGATGACACAAACGATAGAACAGAGGTAACCTGGGCAAATATCACTTGGACTGCGAGTGGAGGAAGTATTGGTCCGACACCTGGAGCAATCATCTTTGATGATACAGTAACTACTCCAACTGCTGATCCAATAGTCGGATATATTGACTTTGGTGGTGAGCAGACTCAGGCAGATGGTGGAGTAGCAACAATCAGCAATGTCGAGCTTCGTATAGCTTAAGGAGGAAGTCATGAGCAACTACGTTGCTAACACCTTTAAGCGAATGTGTATGAAGGGAGATATCATTGCTCTGACTAATGTCTTTCAGATTATTCTGATGCAAGCTGGATTTGTCTTTGATAGAGCAGCGCATCATGCTTACGCAGATGTAATTGGTAGTGAACTTGCTACAGCATTTGGGTATACTGCTGCTGGAATAACGCTTTCTGGAGTAGCTCTTACAGTAGATGACTCACTTAATCTTGCAAAGCTTGCGTGGAGTAATGTACAGTGGAATGCTACTGGAGGTTCACTTGTAGCATCAGGAGCTATTATATACGATGATACTACAGCAACTCCAGGCCATGACTATACTGATGCAATTGTAGCGTGGATAGATGCGAATGGTACTATTATCGCTTCAGATGGAACACCAATGTTCATTCAGAACATTAATGTAGAATTAATTTAAAGGAGAGTAAAAATGAGATTACATCTTGCAGTAAGAACTTCAAACGTAACGACAGGTAACTGCTGCTGGGAGATTAGGACTGGAGCAACTCCAGGTAGAGCAAGGTTGCTTGAGCTTGGTATCTTTTTGGCTGCTGCAACAGCATCAACCTTTGCTCTGGGTTATCCGGCAGCAATAGGGATTACCCCGACTACGCCAGTGGACTTCCTTGCTGAAGATCCGAACAACGTAATTGATGCTGGTGTCGTTCAGTCATCGCTTGCGTGGGGAACTGGACCTACGATTCCGGCGGCTTATCTACGAAGAATTTCTCTTCCAGCTACTGTTGGAACTGGTGTTATCTGGACATTCCCGAATGGTATAGTGATTCCAGTAAGTTCAAGTATAATTCTCTGGAATTTGTCTGCAACGGGTGTCAGTGATTGCTACGCAGTAGTTGAGATTTAATCACAGTCTCTTGAGGAGATAGGCAATGCCTTGGGTAACTAATAAAGTTCCGAGAACTATCTTTGATGTTGTGAGGCAAGGTTCAGGACTTCGTAATCTTGCCAAGCCTCATCTGGTGACTCCTCCAAACCCAGCGTATATTTACGACGCGACTGCGTGGTCTCGAACTGACTGTGGTGCAGGATTCTCTAAGATTCCAGCAGCAAGAGATCCTTCGCTTGACATTACTTATAACTGTTATGCAAGAGATAGGAATAGTAATCCTGATCAGGGTGTACTATTCCTTACAATGTCACTTACTGGAACATGGCTAAACAAGAAAATAACAGCCAGTCCACTACAACTAACACTTTCTCTTACTGGGGCTTGGACAATTAGTTTAACAGTAGCAGCAACACCATTTGCTGTTACACTAACTCTACTACCTAATGATAGTTATATTCCTTTCGCTTCGCCAGCAAAGTTAAACTGGTTAAAGTGGTCAGATGTGGGAAGTCTTGATTTTACTGTTAGTAAGAGTAATGTTGCTGGGGAGAGACCTGTTGACTGGAAGGGTTATGTTTACGCAGTAAAGAAGTTATCAGGAAAGATTGTAGTCTATGGAGAGAATGGTATTTCTCTGTTAGTTCCTGCTGGGGCAGTATTCGGTCTGGATACTATCTATAGAATAGGTCTTAAGGGAAAGCATGCTGTTGCAGGTGATGAGACTAAGCAGTTCTTTATTGACAAAAATGGACAGTTATGGAAGCTGTCAGACTCCTTAAAACTTCTTGACTATAGTGAATATCTTTCAGGCTTAAACGCACACGTAGTAATGTCGTATGATAACCAGAATAACTTGGTTTATATCTGCGATGGATTTCTTGGATTTGTCTACGATGTAGCTACAGGAAATCTTGGAAAGTGTCCACCAAATATTACTGGTATTGGCTTCCAGGGAGGAGTAACATATGTCACAGCTTCAGAGACTATTATTACTGATCCATTTGAGATCTGTACAGATGTGTATGATCTTGGAAATCGAGCTGCTAAGACTGTATTCTCTCTGGAGTTTGGAACTGACCTAACTTCTGGGCTCTACGCAGCTATTGACTGGAGACGAGATAAAGCAGGGAGTTTTACTCAGACTCCTTGGTATATCGTTTCTCCTCATGGTAGAGTATTTATTACTACCTGGGGTAGAGAGTTTAGAATCAGAGCAAAGATCTTAACTTATGAGTATTTTGAGCTTGACTATATTAAAGTGAATGGAGTTGCAGATGCTTACTAATAACACTATCTACAGGCTTCTTCCTGTACAGATTGTTCCATTCTGGAACGCGATTAAATATGCTTGTGTGCAAGCTGACGAAGTAAATAAAGAAGATCTTGGAAATTACTTCAATGAGCTTCTACAGGCACTTCTCAGTGAAAAGGCTCAGTGCTTTATAGTCCTTGATGAAAAGCGAATACTTCATAGTATAGCAATTACCAGGATTATTATTGACAAAGTACAGTTCAGGAAGGAGCTATACATTCAGTGTCTGTACTCCATGAGTGCTTGGGATGATGAATCAACAAGAAGATACTTTACCTTTGTTGCTCAGTTTGCAGCACAGGAAGAATGTAAAGCTGTTACGTTCAGTTCAAGGAACTCCAGGATTTGGGAGATTGCCAGAGTTACTGGTTCTGTTGAACGTCACAGAACGTTTGCCTACAGTATAGGGAGGTAAGTGAAATGGGTGGTGGTGGAAGTTCTCAACCAGCAGATACCTCTACGACTATTAGATACGCTCCGTATATCGAAGTTAGACATACGGACTTCTTGAATACTGTCTATGCTCAGCGGCTTATTGCGATAGACGATTCTCCGTTTGAGAATTATGTAGACATTGAAGTAGATGATGCTTTCTTTGGAGCAGGATATACTATTGCTAGCTTTCCAAGTCTTTATGATATGTTTGGAAAGTTTATGGCTGGTATGGATATCGAAGCTCTGTGGACTCAGATCTATGATGATACTGTTGACTCGTCAGTTGTTAGTAGTTTAGTTGCTGCTGAAGGCGCTTTAATAGATGATGAGATAACTATTAACTCACTTCCTCGTTTACAAACAGGAATGAGAGACATTAATGCAGTTATGAGTAGTTCCTTTGTTGTTGGTAAGTCCTTAATTGAGGATACCAGAACAAAGATGATTGCGAGGTTCTCAGCAGATCTAAAGTATCGTCTTATTCCCGTAGCTCAGGAAAGATGGCAAGCGCATTTGAATTGGAATAAGCTTGTCATTGGAACGTACAGTGAAATTATGAAACTGTACTTCTCTGCCAAGACAGATGTTGACGAAGTAAACTACTCAATGGCTGCGAAGCACAGACTCTGGCCGTTTACAGTTCTTGATTTTGAGCGCGCTGCGTTAGGTGCTTTACAGGGTGCGACAAACGCAAAGACAGACGTAGCTGGAGCTTCAACAATGTCAAGGGTTCTTAGTGGCGCGCTTAGTGGCGCTGCTATGGGAGCTATGATTGGTGGACAGATTACTCAGACTGCAGCTGTTCCGGCAACAGCAACCTCTGTAGGAACTGCTGCAACATCGTATGCTGGTTATGGTGCAGGTATTGGAGCTGTCCTTGGTGCGGCAGCAGCATTTACTTACTAAGGTGACTTATGGGCGGCGGTAGTAGCGATACTCCAGCAGATACTTCTAAGACAGTTCACTTCGCAGCTTATATCGAAGAGAAGCACAGTAATTTACTTAATACTGTTGCTACACTTCGAGCAAGTTTGATTACTGATTCTCCTTACGGAACATACGAGAATCAGGATGTAGCTGACGCAATGTTTGGAATTGGCTTTGCTGTTGCAGACTTTGCTTCTCTCTATGATATGTATGGTAAGTTTATGTCTGGGTATGACTTGGAAGCTTTGTGGAGTATAACAATGAGTGACCAAGCAAATCTAACTGAGGTAAACTTATCTATACAAGCAAATGTGGTTTTGCTTGACGAGAACTTAATTATTAATAGTGCTCCTGCTTTCAAGATTGCAATGCGAGATAGAAACGCTGTTGTCAGTAGTTCTTTTGTAATTGGAAAAGCTGGTATTGAGTGCCAGAGAACTAAGGACTTAGC